ACTCTAGGTGGGAATATAAGATATGATACAAATTCAAAACCAATAACATCATATAATAAAAAAGGAGAAAAAATAAAAGATTATCCATCTCTCAAAGATGCTGCAGATGATATAAACGGAGATCAAGGTGCAATTAGTAAGTGTGCTAATGGAGAAAGATTTTCTGCTCATGGTTATAGATGGGGATGGAAAGATCAAGGATTACCAATGTTAAAAATGTCTTATTTTACTCCATATTATGCGTATAATAAAATGGGAGAATATAAAGAATGGATATCAGGAGCAGAAGTATCTAAAGAATTAAATTGTGGCAGAAGAACTGTATATCAATCAGCAAAAAGTCCTAAGGAAAATAAAGTTCAATGCAAAGGTTGGTACATATTTGCTAATGATGGAAATACAATTGACTTTGAAGATATCACATTTGCAAAAAGATATAAACCATCAAGAGAAAAGGCAAAGGAAATGAGTAAGATAGGATTGAGTAAAAGATGGAAGAATGAGCAATAACTCTATGATAGTTCTTAAAGTGTCAACGATTATAATAGTCCATAATTTCTTTTCTCTTCTCTGGGGTCATTTGTTGAAGTTCTTTAGTTTTTTAGATATTTAGATTTTAAACAGTATAACGTCCTTGTTCACGATTCAATAATCTTATCAATCGTGTAAGTCTTGGATTCTGTAATTTTTGCCTTGGTGTTTGATAATAGTCGTCCTCTTGTCTTGTCTCTTCATATTCCTTTCTTTGGGCGCTTTCTAGGAATTGTTGAAATGTGATTTCTTCTTTTACATTGGCAATTTGAACTTTTGTAATTGGATCCCATTCTGTTGCACCAAGTGCTTTTGAATATAATGCTCTTCTCTTTCTTCTTCCTTGTTCTGGATTTTTAGATCCAATCATAACTTCTGCAGCTTTACCTGAGATCTTATCTCCTTTCTTCCCACCTGCATTTTGTACTTCTTGTGGTATGTCTTGAACTGCACGATGATATTCTTTTCCTCTAGACACTAGTTCTGTAGGATCATTCTTTTTATAATCTCCCTTGGGTAAAATATCAACGGCATGAACACCTCTTGGAGTTCTGGTGGTTTTAATTTGTCTTCTCAATCTTCGTAAAAAAAGTGCTCGATCTTGAGTTGATCGAACACCTTGTTCTTTTTCTTTTGTAGGAATTACATCTTTTGCATAGGCACTTTGAGATGGATATGATGTAATTGCCGTCTTACTATATTGATTCTTGTCATTGGTTGAGGTAAACCTTTGGCGAGTTCCACCAGGTTGAGTTCTTCTCATTCCTGATCTACGAAATGCCGCTCTTTCTGATGCATTTGCTCTTTGACGATCAAGACCAACACGACTGCGACTAGGACCTGTTGTAAGTTGTTTGAGTCTACCAGATGATGCAACTCGTCTTCCTGTACCATCAGAAGTTTTCATGACTCTAGATGCCGCTTTGGCACCTTTGAGTACTAATCTTGCAAGTGATTCATCAAGAAACTCTGAAAATGTAATCATTTACAACCGTTTTAATCTTTTAGATATTTATTAGTCCCAACTCACATTCTGAACAAGAAATCCAGGCATTACATAAGTCCATACACCAAGATCATTGTTACCACCAACTTTATATTCCCATTTGTATTCATATTTGTTGTGAGAGTCCCATGTCATATATCCTTTTTCTTTGTCAAAACGACCTTTAATGGTCAGTGCATGTTTGTTAGAATAAATGTTACGAGTGCGAAGAGCGCCACCTTTTTCACGAGTTTCAATCACTACACAGACATCTGGATAGGTTTGATTACCTGCCTCCAAAAGGCAAGGACTTTCATAACGAAATGGACGGTATGTTGTAGTCTCTTGTGCAAATGCGGGAATGGTCAGAAAAAGAAAAAGAGCAAAAAATCGTTTCATTTCAGATTACGAAGTTCGGTTGCAAGTGACAGTAGATCATCTTTGTTGACGACGACCATGCTGTTCTGAGTATTATACTGGGGAATGATCTCCAGTGCAAGAGTCAGGATTTCAGCAGTCAGTTTTTCCTCTGTATCTGCTCCTGCATTTCGTGCATCCCAAATGGATTGCATCAGTTTTTCGGCATTTTCTTTCATGTTAATAAATGTATGATTTCCATTCAGTCACATTAGACTTATGAAGTTTAAGTACAATTTTATTTTCCATTGGTTTTGGAACTCTTCGCAGTTTCATACCAGTTTGTTCCAACATTATGTTTCCTTTCTTGGTATTACATGCAGAACATGCAACGACCATGTTTTCCCAGGTATCTTGTCCACCACGGGATCTTGGTACAATATGATCAATCGTCAATTTCTTTTGTGATCCACAATACTGACAAGTATGATCATCCCGTTGATAGATCAATGACCTGGTGGGTTTTTGAATCATAATACGGCTCAGTGGGATTTTAACATAATCAATGAGTCGTATGACTCTTGAAGAAAGAACTTGTGCTTTTTCTTTTAAGAGTAATACGACTGCACGTTTCCAATTTGTAAAATTAATTGGTTCGTAACTTGCATTGAGTACAAGAACCGTATGATGGGGATGTAATTGTAAGTGATCCATCATTCTTCTGTGACTTACAATCTATCTAGACATCATTTGTTCATCTGAAGTGTGGGAATGGGAAGACCACCTTCGGTAGGAACATAAATGGTCACATTACCATTCTTGCTACCATCTTCAATACCAGTGATATACAAATACTGAAGATACTCACGATTATCTTTCAGACTATTACCGATGATTTGGTTTGCCTTGGCAACACCTTGAGCACGGATGATTTCGGCATCAGCAAGTTGTTGTGCAGAATCTTTCTTTGCTTGTGCTTCCAGAACTGCTACCTGACGAGTATATTCTGCTTTCTGCAGTTCTGCTTTACCTGCAAGAGATTGTTGCCATACATTGTATTGTGGACCACCAATAAAGATGAGACCACCAACCACAATCACGCCAACTGCTACGAGAGCAACACCAGCATCAATAAATCCGTTTTGTTGTTTCATAATTTACCTCAGTTATAAGTACAGAGTTGAGTGATACGACCATATTGAATACCCTCAGACCATTTGCCTCCAGCACTGATACAATCTTGTTTGGAAGGAACAATAGAGTTGCCAGTAGCAATACTAAACAAAGCAGCACATCCAATGCCAGCAATAGCAACAACAATCAGCAACTCAATAAGAGTGAATCCGTTTTTCATTTAGAAGAAACGTTAGTTTTGAAGATAGCATTGGCAAGGAAGATAATAGCAAAATTCTGCCAGAAGGACAAGGTTACACCAAACCAAGACAGAATGAGACCAAGCAACCATGCTTCAAATAGAAGTCCAGCAGTTGCAAGGACAATTACACCAAATACAACACCAAGAGCAGTAGAAGTTTTCATAGATCAGATTGATTCAGTTACCAGTTTAGCACCCTTGAACTTGGATCGGGCACTTTTGTTTTTGGTATCCACACCAGTTACCACGGCAACTTGAGGAGTGCTGGAACCAGTGTAGAGTAGCACATCACCTTTGTTCAGAGCACCAGGAGTGCCGACGTAATGAGTTTCTTTGCCACCCATAGTGGCACTAAAGGTGTAAGGTACAACTTCTTCCAGATCTTTCTTATCAAAGACATGAATTTTACCAGTACCCTTTTCTTCGATCAGGTATTGGTTGCTACTGTTGGTACCGATGTGAGTACCATAGGCAACCACACCATCAACAGTGAAAGAATAAAGAGTTTTAGTGTCAGCAGTCATTTCAGTTTCCTCATCGTAAAGTTTTAGATCGGTTCCGTAAGCACAAAAAGATTGATTGTTATGAAGATATTTGCAAGAGTATTGTCCTCCATAACCATAATTATTATAAATGCAAGTAATCTTGGCAGGTTTCTTTCCGTATTGTTTGGTGACAATATCACCAACGTTGAATTGTTGCGTCATAATTAAAGAGATTCAACTTGTGAAAGAAGATTATCAATATCCTCCATGGATTGATAACCAATTATATCATCCGTGATGGGAGTATCATAGCAGATTTCCCAGTCTTCTTCAAGTCCTTTGAGAATTGCCACCTCATACAGTCCTTCTTCATAACCATAAGAACCAGGGAATTGTACAACACTCACACCATATCCATTTGGAAAAAAGTGTCGTGCCGCAATACCATCTGGCATATTGCCGTGTGGATAAAATGCAAGATCACCAAAGTTCATAATCAATTACCAAAACGGGTTTTCCAAAGTTGATTAGATTCGTGCCTCATTTGTTCAAGCATTCTAAAACGTTGCCGAATTTCAGAGTCTTCTGGCATTTCATGAAGATTTGGACATGCAACATATATCCAATCTGATGCATGGCACAAGATGTCATTCAAAAGATCGTGCTCTTCAAATGTGAATTCCATCATGACAGGTTGTTGATCACAATAGTTTTTAGCGGTGAGTTCTGTAGAAGAGTTCAAGGAAATTCCTCAATCAACAAATGTATTGTACTGGATTTGATGCCA